CAAATAACACCCTATTCAGGTGCATCACAAATTAATCTTATAGATACAAATGTCGTTTTAGATACTTCAAATAAAATTATAGATAATGTTAAAAACCTTTTAAGAGGTATGAGAGGCTTATTAACTTATCAGCAAGGTAAGTATAGACTTGTTGTAGAAACAACAGGCTCATCAGTATTAACCCTTAACAAAGATAATGTTATTGGTGGTATTCAGATACAATCTGAAAAGAAAAATTCTAAGTTTAATAAAATTCAGGCTTCATTTATTAATCCAGAAAAGAACTATCAAAGTGATACGATTGTTTATGATACAAACCATTCAACTTATTTAAGTGAAGATGGCAATATTCTTCAAGAGGGTGCAATAGATTTACCAACAATTACTTCACCTTATCAAGCAAAAGAAATGGCTAAACTTGTTTTATTACGTTCAAGAAACAGTTTATCCGTCTCATTGACTGCAAACTATGAAGCTATGAATTTAGCAGTTGGTGATATTGTTGCATTAACAGAAGATTTAACAGGTTTTTCAGCTAAAAATTTTAGAGTTGCAGGATTAGGTATAAATTCTGATTATACTGTTTCTTTATCATTAACAGAGCATCAAGATAGTTTTTATACTTTTGAAACACAAACAGAAGTAGCGATTGAGCCAGATACCTCACTGCCAAACCCTTTTACAATTCAACCCCCTGCATCAATAACCTTATCAGATGAATTAATTGAATATTCAGAGGGTATAGTCATTACAAGATTAAATATAGTTATTGGTGCATCTACAGATAATTTTGTTCAATACTATGTAGTTGAAGCCAAAAAAAGTACAGAGTCAAACTTTAAAATCATCGGTCAAGGAACAGAACTTAATTATGAACTGTTGAATGTGGTTGATAATATTACTTATGATGTAAGAGTGAAAGCAATTAATACATTAGGCATATCATCATCTACAATTACATCTAGTAGAAAAATTGTGGGTGCTACAGAGCCACCATCAGATGTAAAAAACTTTTCTGTAAACATGCTTGGTAGTTCTCAAATGCAATTAAATTGGGATGCTAATAGAGATTTAGACATATCTTTCTATGAAATTAGATATCAGAATGTCACCTCAAATGCACAATGGAATAAATCAGTAAATTGGCTTCAAGTTCCTAGAACATCTGGCACATCAATTACAACAAATATTAGAAGTGGTGCTTTTTGCATAAAGGCTGTAGATAAACTTGGAAATGAAAGTAATAATGAAACAATAATATTTTCTAATATTGCAGAAATTACAGAAGGATTTAAAAATATTCAAACACTTACAGAAGATATTACAGCAGGTACATTTGATAATGATGTAGCTTTGACTGATAGTAGTAGTACAACATGTATAGTTTTAGATACCAAGAATGATTTTGAAGATTTAACAGGCAACTTTGATAGTGCATCTGGTAATTTTGATTTAGGTGGTGCAGATGATAATATTGATGATGAGGGATTTTATACTCTTAATCAAAGTTTATCTCTATCAAATATTTATGATGTTTCATTTATCAAAAGCATCACAATAGACCAAATAGAAGATCCATACGATCAATTTGATAATGGAAGAGGTGTTGCATTATTTGACGATGCACCTGCACCTTTTGATGGGAATGATCCTACAAATGCTACTGCACAATTACAGATTGCTTCATCAACCACATCTTTAGATAATGCTACTGAATTTCAACCAATGAACACATCTACTACCTTTAAAGGAAGGTATTTTAAATTTAAATTAAGACTTGCTAATAAGAACAATAAAACTAGAGCATTTGTTTCTGGGATATCTATTGATGTCAAAATGCAGAAAAGAACTGAAACAGGTGAAGATGTAGCATCAGGAACAACTACAAAAACAATAACATTTACTAATCCATTCTTTGCAGTACCTAGCATTGGTATAGCCTCACAGAATATGTCAACAGGAGATTTTTATTCTATCAGTAATAAGACAATTAGTGGATTTGATATTGTATTTAAAAATGCAAGTGGTACTAATATAAACAGAACTTTCGATTTTGTCGCTATTGGGCATGGGTTGAAAAGTTCATCATAATAAGGTAAAGATTTAAATATGAGTCAAGTATCAGATGTTTCTATAGCTAATCAAGGTTTCTCAGCTTTTAGAACTGAATTAAATAATATTTTAGGTGCATTAAATTCTATGCACTCTGGAACATCAAGACCTGCATCAGCAACCACAGGTACTATGTGGCTTGATACGACCAACTCAGGCTCTAATAGTTTAGAAATAAAATTCTTTGATGGTAGTGATGATATATCAGTAGCCACAGTAGATACTTCAGCAAATACAATCAATTTTTTAGATAGTGTAGTCACAGGCGTAAATATCGTGACAGATACTAGTCCTCAACTTGGTGGAAACCTAGATGTCAACGGAAACGATATTGTATCAACAAGTAATGGTGATATAGATTTAGATCCAAATGGAACAGGTGTTGTTGTATTCAAAGGTAATGCTACTAAGGGAGCAGGACAGTTTAAATTAAACTGTGAGCAAAACTCACATGGTATAACAATTAAAGGTCCACCACATAGTGCGTCTGCTAGTTATACATTAACATTACCTAATAATGATGGTGATGCAGACCAAGTTATAAAAACAGATGGCTCTGGTGTTCTTAGTTTTACATCAGTAAGTTCCCTTGCAGGCTCTGGTATTCAAAATGTTGTAGAAGATACCACACCCCAACTAGGTGGTGATTTAGATGTTAATGGTAATCAATTTGTATCTACTTCAAATGGCAATATTCAATTTACACCTAACGGAACAGGTAAAATATTATTTGATAATGTAGCTTACTCACCTACAGGAACGCTAACAGATGGTGCAACTATAGCTTGGGATACATCAGCTATCCAAGTGGCTCAAGTGACAATGGCAGGTAATAGAACTTTTTCAGCACCGACAAATTTAATTGATGGTGCATTTTATGCTTTAATAATTATTCAAGATGGTACAGGCTCAAGAACTGCAACATTTAATTCTGTATTTAAGTTTGCATCAGCAACTGCACCTACACTCACTACAACTGCGAGTGCTAGAGATATTATAGTTTTTCAATCAAACGGAACAAATTTATATGAAACTGGAAGGAGTTTGAATCTAACATAATGTTTGCACTAGTAGAAGATAATGCTTTTGTTAGGATAGTTAATTCTAATAAAGGAATAACCATTGGTGATAATCAATATCCTAAAACAATTTTTACATTATGGTCAAACACTGAGAGGGAAGCGATTGGCATATATGAAGTCGTCATGGACGCAACTAATCAAAAAGATGAAGCTTACTATATCAATACTAATGTTAGTTATGCCTATTCTAGTGGTACTGTCACAGGAAGCTATGGCACTGCAACTGCAAAACCTTTAGCAGATATTCTATGGGCAGATGATGATGATGACAGACCTAGTGATGTTTCTGTTGGTGATGTAAAAGTCAAAGGACTAAAATCATTAGAGATTGAAAAAATCAAACAACAAGCAGGTGGGCTTCTATCTTCTACTGATTGGCATGTAGTCAAAGCAACTGAAGTATCTGATTATAATGTTCCAAGTGATGTTGCAACTTACAGAACAAATGTAAGAGCAAAATCAAATGAAATGGAAACACAAATTAATGCATGTTCTGATGTTGATGCTTTAAAAACTTTATTCACTTGGGTGTATGACGAAGATACAAATACAACCTCAAGACCTTTAGCTAGTTTCCCAGAGGTGATATAATGACATTCCCAATTCTAGGTGGGAATACTGCGGTTAGTGCAGGTGCTTTTAGCATTGATAATTCCCTAAGATTTGATGATGGTGATAGTCCTTATTTAAGTAAAACATTATCTACACCAACAAACAGAAAAATTTGGACTTATAGTACTTGGGTTAAAAGAAGTACGCTTGGTGCAAGTAAAGTAATATTAGCACATAATGTAGTAGGCAATCCAAATTCTATTTTAAGATTTAATTCTACTGCTGACACATTGAGATTTTTTGATGTTGATTCTGGTAGTACAACAGTTATTGATTTAGTTACAACACAAGTTTTTCGTGATGTTAGTGCATTTTACCATATCGTATTATCCCTAGATACAAGTCAAGCAACTTCAAGCAATAGAGTAAAATTATATATTAACGGAAATCAAGTCACTTCTTTTAGCACTGAAACTTATCCATCACAAAATTATGATACAACCATAAATTCAACAGAAGATGTTTTAGAAATCGGTGCATCAAATGGTGGAACTAATTTTGATGGGTATATGGCAGAAACTTATTTCATTGACGGACAACAACTATCCCCTACTGACTTTGGTGAATTTGATTCTTCTTCAGGTATATGGAAGGTCAAAGAATATGAAGGTACATATGGCACGAATGGGTTTAAACTTGACTTCTCAGATAGCGGTAGTCTTGGTGCTGATAGTTCTGGTAATGGTAATGACTTCACTGCAACTAATTTAGCAT